GTATGGGTCGTCGTCGTCGAGGCTTCCGCCCCGAACGATTCAGTGCCGAACGACCCGGTGCCGAACGACATGGGTTACACCAGTTTCAACGCGACGGCAGGATAGGCCGCAACCCCGGCGGTAAGAAGCGTGAGGCCGGTTGGCGAAGCGGGCAACGCCGTCCATCCCGCAGTAATCGCCTTGTAATACATCTGGATCGGCAGCATCGCGGTCGATGTGCCTTCAACGCCAAACGGCGTCGCCGCACCAAACGATCCGCTACCAAACGCCACGGCCACGATCGCGCCGCTGCAAATCAACCCGATACCATACCAACCCGGGGGCAGGCGCATGGCCGTGATCGATCCCGATATCACGGCCGCCGTGACGGTCGTATCGATATCGCCCGTCTCGGCGAATGGCCCAATCGGTTGCCCGGTCGCATCGATCGCGTACAGGCCAATGCGCATCTTGCTCGACGCGGCATTGGTATTCATGTCGAGAAGAAAGCCGTTGATTTCGGCCGATTGGTCGAGTTTGAACGGGATGATGTACAGCCGGTCGGCGGTCAGACTCAACGTGGTGTTTGGGTAAAGCGTCTGGTGGGACGAGTACAGTGCCTTGCGGGAGGAATTCGTCGCAACACCCACCATCCCCTGTGGCAGCATTTCGCCCAGAGGGGCGCACCAGACATCGACCGTCCCGCCCGACAGCGTGATTGCCGTCGCCGAGGTATCGTCGTAGGTGCCGCTGACCAATGTCGCCAGGACGACCGTGCGCGCCAGGGTGTTCGATGCGCCAACCGTGCCGATGCCCCACTCGCGGTTGTTCCCGTCCTTCATGGCATACGGGACAAGCAGGTTCGTCGTGAAGTTGTCGAAGCGCGGGCGCCCGGTCACGGACGACAACGTAACCGTGCCGGTCCCGCTGGTCGTGGTCGTTTCGTAGATCCCGCTCTTCATGTCACGGCATCGCGGTGTAGGTGAGCGACGAACAGGACACGGTATCGCCGGCCCCGATGGTCAGGCCGCCCGACATGTTGATGTCCGATGCAGAGGCGGCAACGGCGCAATGCACGACGACTGTTCCCGCAGAGGTTTCCAGCGTCGCATTGGCTACCGCCGAAGCATTCCCGGTAGCGTTGGTGTCGCTGGTGATCGCGTTCGCCGTAGCAACACCAGACGAGGCGGCACCGAAAGGCGTTGCCGACATGGCAAGCGTTGCCGCCGCGGTCCCAGGAGAACCAACCGTGCCGGACAGCCTGAACTTGAGGTTCGGACTTGCGCCCAACGCCGTAGTCATGGCGTCGGCGACGGTGTTGCGGAAAGCGGTCGAATGGGTTACGGACATGGCGGTTCTCCAGCAATAACCGGCGCCTGCTCGACGGGGGCCGGCGGTTCGACCGGCGTGCCGGTCAGGTGAAAGACATCGACTTTCCCGGTCGCCGCGCGCTTGATCTCGATCGTTGCGTGCAGTACAGCGGGCTTGCTTTGCAGATCATTCATTTGCTCGGCTCCAAAAGAAAAAGCCCGCAACTGCGGGCCTTTGGCGGGTAAAACTTGAAACGGATCAGGTGGTCACTTCGCGCGGATTGCGGACGGTGACGATGCCGTGGCACAACTCGTACTTCTTCGTCGTGTCATCGATCTCGATGTCGTAATGCCCGGTCTTCCAGGTGATGGCGGCGGTGTTCGTGGCAGTGATCTCGACGGTGATGGTCTTGGTCGTGTCGTTGAGCGTCATGGTGAGGATGTTGAGCGGGGCGTCGGCGAGTTCGGTCGAGGCGAGCAGTGTGCCGCCGACCTTGTCGCGGATCTTCATCGCCGCGGTGGAAACGGACAGGTCGGTCGGCGTGTTGTATTGGAGATAGCCGCCCGAGATGTAGGCGGTGAATTCGGCTGAGTTGATGTCGTTGAACGACACCGAATTGGCATCGAGGTAGGTGCAGGGGTGGTAGTCCCGGTCCTTCGGCGGCGCGTCCTCGGCATTGATCTGCTTCATGCCGACAACCGAGACGATCGCCGCCGGCCAGCCGTCAATCAGGCCGTGCCCGGTTGCCGTGACGACAGCCGGGGCTGCCTTCGTGATGGCGGTGATCGCCTTGTAAACGATCGGCGATTCCTCGGCGCGGAAGACATGCGAAAACGTCTTGCCTTGCAGGATCTCCAGCGGGAAGTCGCCGGCCCGTTTGACGCGCTTGATGGTCATGGCTCAGTAACTCCCGTCGAGACGGTCCTGGTCGTATTGCTCGAACTCGAAGCGCTCGGACTGTGCCGAACGTCTTGGGCCGAACTCCTGCTCGAACAGGGCCAAGGCTTTCAGCGAAGCGTTTTCGTCCAAGGTCTCGGTGTCCTTCTTGGCGAAGGCGCGATGCACCGCCCAATGCACGAGTTTCGCGTGATAGCGCGGCGCGATTTCCGGCGTGTCGTCGTCATCGACCATCGGATCTTTCGGCTCGCGGATCACGGTCAGCAACGCCGTGCCGGCCGTCGTCGGCGTCGGGTACATCCGCAGCGCCGTGACATCCATGTCGGAGACGAACGCCTGCGGGTCGCCGGTGTGGTCTTCCCATCCGGGCAAGGCCATGTCCATCTCGGCGCGGGTTTTCTTCACCAGCGGATAGGCGAATCCGGACAGCCGCACGCGGCGCACGCTGATGATGCGGGCGTCGATGTCGATCCATTCGTCGCCGGCCAGCAAACTGATTTCGCACAGGTCCGGCGTCCGGCTATCGACGATCAGCCGCGCCCGGCGGCAGGCTTCGACTTCCGCTTCATTGACCCAGAAGTCGACATCGTCATTGCTCCACAGGTACGGAGCGGCGATGTCATCTGCCTCGCGGCGGAAGGCGAGACGCAGTTCGTCAAGGGTCATCTGTCAGCCCCTCCACTTCAAATAGGCGTCATAGACCGCCGCGAATGTCCGGTCGGGCGGAATGGACGATTGGCAAATCGCCGCCCCGGTTGCTTCGTGCTCATGGCAGAAATCCCGCCCGTAGTGCAGCCGGTGGCAGGGGTAGCACGGCACGTTGCCGGTCAAAGCCGACGTGTTGATCCAGTGCTTGGTCAGGTTCTCAGGCGACGAATGCGAGAGGAAGCAGACCTTGGCCACTGGCTCGAAGGCCACCGCGTTGAGGACGCCGGTCTCGGGACCAATGACGCAGTCGGCAACTTGGGCCAAGGCCAGCGTCTGGCGAATCGACAGTTCGCCCGACTCGCACAGCACCCGGTCCTCGTTCTCCCATCCGGCTTCGAGGATCTCGCAGGCATAGTCGCCGGTCAGGATGATGACTGCCTCGGGGATGTCGAGCAGGATGCGGGCAATGACCTGGTCCTGCCACGGGTAGAACTTGTGGATCGACGACCCTGCCAAGGCCCAGAGGATGACGAAGCGCTTCGATGGCACTTCGCCAATCCGCTTGCCGATGCCTTCGACTTCGTTCAGGTAGGCCGTGCGCCATTCGATCTCTTCACGAGAAGGGTAGAACCGCGCCTCGCTGTGATACGGAACTTCGGCGAGTTCGGCCGTCCATTCGAGGTAGTTGATGCCCAGACGCTTCCTGCGGACGCTGTCCGGCCAGGCGTGATTCGCCCGTCCCGGCATGGCCAGTAACGTGCCTTCGACCGACTCCGACAGGTTGATGAACTTGTCGAAACGTTTCGCTTGCACCGCCCAGAAGTAGGGGAGTTCGTGATTCGGGACTTGGTCCGTGTCCTGGATGAACCACTCGGCAATGTACTGGTCATGCGCCAGCACTTCCTGACCCTTCGGCGTCGTCATCATGGTGACGTGGTAGCCCTGCCGCTTCAGTGCCGGCAGGATGTTCGAGGCTTGCAGCATGTCGCCGAAGCCGCCATACCTGACGACGCAGGCGGTCTTGCGATGAAGGGTTCTCAGCGCAACCGGCGTGTTGTCGACCAAGCCTTCGTTGTCATCGGTCTTCTTGAACACCTGGAAGAACGAGTATTCCCGTCCTTCGTCACGACGTTCATTAATGAGCATCCGACAATCGTAGGCGCGCATGACATCGACGATGTCGCTCGGGTAGAAGTCCCACTTGTGGTCGGGATTGCTGCCCGGCTGACCGATCCTGGGGTAGAGGTCGGCATGGGGGAGATAGAGAACGAGATAGCCCCCAACCTTGAGCACGCGCCACCACTCGGCCAAAGCCGCGTAGTAGTCCTGCACATGTTCGAGCAGATGCGAACTGAAGACGAAATCCATCTCGCCGTCTTCATAGGGCAACTTGGCGCAGTCTTCGACGACGACATCCGGTTGCATCTGAATGCCGAACAGTTCCACGTCCTTGCACGAATCGACGCCGATGAAGTGCGGGAAGGCTTTCGACGGGCCGCAGCCGAGGTCAAGCCCCTTGCCGCGGGTGTATTCGACAATCTCGTACTTGACCTTGCCGGCCTCGTTGCCGCAGGGATCTTCCAGCCGCCAGGTCATTTAGACGCTGCCGCCCAGTTGCGCCGCGACCTGGTCTTCCGGTTCTGTGGTCACGGGCTTGTCAGCCTTGGCGGCCTTCCTCGAAACAGTCGGCGCATCACCGACCAGATCGCCCTCGGCGTTGAACTGGGCACCGTCCTGCTCGTAACGAACAGACTGATGCCCCATGACTTCGCCGTAGGGGCGCGAACGATCGAGCGTGCGAGCCATCAGGCGCCGTCCTTGCCGTCGCTCTGCGTCGCACCGGTCATCTTGCCCATCGGATTGGTCGCGCAGCAGTCGGTCGATGCGCCCATCGTGTCGCCGGTCATGCCGGTCGCAGTGCCACGGTCTGGCATCGCCTTGTCATCGCCTTGCAGTTCGCCGCTCGGGCGGTAATTGCACTCTTTGCAGGTCATCGCTGTTGCTCCAGTGGTTAGCGCTCGAAGCCTTCGGGACGACCGGCAAAGCCGGAACCTTCGTCGCCGTAGGGCAATTGGCCATTGCCGGCCAGGGTGTCGCCGTTGGGATTGATGACGGCATAGCGGCCGCCAGTCTTGTCGCCGATCGAGAAGCCGCGATCGAGCGAAGCCGTGGTCGCATCACCGAGCGAGCCGCCGCAGTCGCCGGCCACGTCGGACGCCGAGCGGAAAGTCATGTCGTTCATGGCCGGCCCCTTTACGACTGAACCGCGGACGGCAGGATTTCGTACTCGTAGACGATCTGGGCGACGCCGACGACATCGGCAAGGCTCTTGACCGAGACCTGCGCCATCGTCGCAATGCTCAAGTCGAGCAGTCCGGAATGCGCCGCGGAACCGGCTACAGCGGTGCCCACAGCGATCGTGCCGACCGAGGTCGTGCCCGAATACACGTCGTAACCGTGGGCGGTTGAGGTGCCGGCGGTAATCACTGCCGCATGCACTTTTTTCAGGCGCATCGCCTGGAAAGTGCGGAACTTGGCGGCTTCCGTGGTGGCGCCCGCGGTGGTCGGCGCCATGCACTGCTCGCGCCGGATGGAATAGTCTGCGTCATCGTATGCCATGGTGAATCTCCCAATGAAAACGGGGCGCCGAAGCGCCCCGCTGGATTGCGTTGATGATGCCGATTACGCCTGGCTGTCCCACTTGACGATGCGCGCCTGAGCCGCTGCCGTATGGACGATGCCGAAGCCGCCGAGGTAGTACCAGGCGACGCCGCGCGAACGGCCGTAATCACCGGGGATCTTGCCGCGCATCTCTTCGGGAACCGCCACCGCTTCCGCCACCGTATCGGCGCCGAAGAAGTACGCCCAGTTCGACTTGGCGTTGGTGAAGGTTTCCTTGGCGATGTTCGTCTGCTCGACGAAACGCACGCCCTCGTAACGGCCGATCTCGCCGTTCAGGATCATCTGGAAGCCGGTATCCACGTACTGATGGACCGATTCCAGTTCGTTCTTGAACGTGCGATAGGTCGTCGGGTGCGCCAGACACATGTAGTCGTCATTGACGTACGAAGGGATGTTGCGCTCCTTCATGGTGTCGACGATGGTCTTGACGTGGTTCTTGCCAAGCGCCACGTTGTTGGTGCCGGTGACGGTGCCGTTGGTGTAGAGCGTGACCGCGGCGGTATCGGTGCCGGAAGTCGGGACGACACGCAACGGGGTGGCGTTGAACTGCGCGTTGGCGCCGATATCGAACGCCTTCTTGGCGTCGTTCTTCAGCACCTTCTGGATGATTTCCTTGACCGGGTGTTCGCTCAAGTCATCGAGCTTGCCGGTGTAGGGGACCGAATTGCCGTATTCCGTCACGGTCAGCGTGCCCTGCGTGATCGTGAAGTTGGTTTCGGGCATGGTGTTGGTTTCGACCAGCGTCGTGCCTTGAGCAGCGACATCGGAATAAACGTTCCAGTGGAACGCTTCGCCCTTGCCCTTGCCGCTTGCCGCGGCGTCTTTTACGTCAGCGAACTGCAATCTGTTGCTTGAAAACCTACTTTCGTAGGCGGGCGGTCATTTCTGCCGCCTCTCATGGTCGCCCATGAGGTCAGACTCTATCACCACAGGAGAACTTCCTGTGCTCGACGTATAGTCGTTGAGGGTTCGATAAAATCCTTGCGCTCCTGATCCAATTTCTGAATCAGTTCCTTGAACTCAGCCGATTCCGTGTAATTGCTGCCGCTTGAATTGCGACCACGGTACGGTTGCGCATGCACCCATTCGAGCGCGTCAATCATCAGTTCTGCATAACGTCTCTTGTTCACCAGATACGGCATAACAAGATGCAATGCTTTGATGACGCTTTTCTTGCTACTGATCGTTATTTCCAACTGATCTTTCCACGTTGGCTTTCGATCTTTGTAGCGAGACACTTGGTTGAGTGCGTAGAAGAACACAAGTCCTTCGCTGACGTAAATCTCGGAGACCTTTTTTATCATCCGAACGTCAGTGTTGGTGATTCTAAGCTTCGGCTCGAAATACGGCCTCTTGATGTTTCCACACGGCTTTTCCTGCACCGTGGCTTGGAGGTTTCCCTCGCCATCAATGATCCCTGCGAGCCAGCCTATATCGCCTTCCCTGCTGATTGACCGCACCTGAAGATTTTCACGCTTCGGTACTTCAGGATACCCCGGTTGTTCCAGCAAATAGTCGAGTTTTGATTCCGCCAGTTTTGTCATAACGCCTCCGAAACAGGAGGTTAAATTATGACACCTTTACGTCGCTATACGTACTGGAATTTCAACGGAATTTGACCATCGGCTGCACGGCCATGCGCAGCACTTTCGAGAGACGGTCGGAATACATGTACCCGCCGAGCGAGTTCGTGACCCAGAGTTGACCTGCCATGATGTTGCTCCTTCAGAAATGGATTTACCTCATGCCGCTTGGCCCCGCTGTCTGCGCATCTCGGCGATTACGTCGGATGCAGACTGCGGTTTTTCCTCGCTGGCCGAGGCCGAAATTCCAGCGGCCACCTTGATCGGTGTCACACTGGCTTTGCGCTCCAGCTTCTCCTGTCGGGTCGTGGTCGGCGATGCAACTGCGGGCGTGATTTGCGCGGCGGTGTCGCGGACCCAATCTCGGACGCGATTGCCGGACGCGGTCAGCGCAGCGTTGAATGACGGGTGTTTGCCACTCGCCAGTTCTTCGCCGAGATAACCATCCGCAATCTGCTGGAGGTATGGATTGCCTGCGATCTCCGTGAAATCCTTGCCGAATTGTGCCAATGCACTCTTGACCTGGATTTGCTGCTCAACTTGCGCGGCGATCTCATTGACGTTCAGGGTAGGGGCTTCGGCTTTCGCCGTTGCTCCGCCCATCATCGTGCCGAAGAGTTCGGCCGCGCGTTCCTCATCGCCCTCATAGACGGCGTTGATGAATTCTTTCAACCCGGGCGCGACGTTGGGTTTCGCGTCCGTGGCGGGCGTCGGCGTGGCAGCCGGCGCGGGTTGTTCCTGTGTGCTCGCCTTGGCTTCGCGCAACAGCCGCGAGGCTTCTTCGAGTCGGTGAGTGGCCGCAGATTCCTTCTGAAAACTGCGCACCATCTCGGCGATCGAGACTTCCGACTCGACGCCATCGACCTTGACCTTGACGCGGGTCTTGTCGAACTGGTCGGTATCGAGCAATTGCGCGGCGATCTGGTCATCGACCGGGACGGGAGTAGCCACCGGGACAGGCTGTTCCTGCGGCTTGTCGTCATCGGTGCTGATGCCCAATTCGGTTTCCATGGCCACACGACGCGACTCGGCCAGTTGCTCCATGAAGTTGTCACGGTCGAGACTGGGCCGCGCGGATTCTTCCGCAGGCGTCTCGGCGGGTTCGGTGACGGCTTCGGTCGGGGCAATGACTTCGGTCTGCTCGTCGTGGTTGTCTTCCATGGATGTCTCCGTAAGCGGGCCTAGTCGGTGGCCTCAAGGGATTGAATCTGCACTTCAGCGTTGTGGCCGGCGTCGATGAATTCGACCAGCCAGTAGATGACCTGCTCGGCGCGGTGGATCTGGGTTTGCAGCCGGCGAATCGTTTGAGTCTCTTCCGGATTGACGGCCTTCAGATCTTCAACGGCCTCCGCGACTTCGACTTCGACCCGTTCGGCAATGGCCTTGCCGATCGATGACGCCAGGAAGGCTTGCGCATCGAGGCCGAGTTCAACCGTCTTCAGCAGATCCGCGACCGCACTCATCCGTCAGCCCTCGCCGTCTCGATACCCTGCATCGGGCTTTGCGGGACCGGGGGCAGCATCGGACTGGTGTTCTGCGGCACCCCAGGAACGACTGGCGGCGCCATGGCCGGTTGCGGGAAGTTCGGATCGACGCCGGGCGGTGTCGGGGGTTGATAGCCGGCAGCCTGCATCACCACGTCAGCAATGGGGGCTACAGCAGGCATGCTGGCGATGACCTGGCCGGCCTGCATCGCCGAGTATTCCGCGGCGACGTTGGCAGCCAGCGCCTCGGCGTTGATCTTCTTGGCCTCGGCTTCGAGTTTCTTGACAGTCGCCGCGATGACTTCCGGCGGCTGCTTGGCGTCAAGTTGTTGCTGGAGTTCCTGGATCGTCTGCGTCAGTGCGGCAATCTGCGGATCTTGTTCGCCCGAGTCGAAGAAGCGCTTGCCCTGCTTGTAGCCGAGCACGCCCAGGATCTCGCTGATCACCTCATCGACCTTGAGGCCGTAGCGCTCCAACACCCCGCCATCCAGAACCTGTTTCAACGAATTCAATCCGAGCATCAAGGTTTGCACCTTGTCCTGCGGGTTGGTGGCGCCCATGCCGACCGACACGTTGATGACCACATCCTGCATCAGCAGGTGATCAGTCACGGCAGTCAGGTCGAATTCCTTCGACAGTTGCGCGTTCTTGCCGGCCAGCAAAAGCACCATCTCGTCGGTCTCGTAGAACGATTCGAGCTGTGCCAATTGGGTCAAAGCGGGTTCGACGAAGGTCTCGACGAAGGTCCGCAGTTGATAGCCGCCGACCTGGTTCGCGTTGGTGGTCAGCAGGTTCATGCCGCCCACGGTTTCATTCAGCTTGCGATTACTCGCCACCGACCCACCAGAGAACACCCCGGCCATGTCGTCGAAATCGACGTTGATGCGGTCCTGTTCCTGGTAGCTTGATCCTGTTACGTCAGGCGTATCGACGACCTTGACATCGCCTTCCGGGTCGTCCATCAGGGTCACAGAGCCGGGCACGTTGCGGGTCAGGCTGCGGATATCGACCTGCTTGTTGCGCTTGGCGAAATACCGTTTGTTCAACGCCCACTTGACGTTGTCAATCCTCTGATTCGCTATTTCATTAGCTTCGTTCTGCTGATCCTTCGTGAGCCTTGGCAGCCCGGACGGATATGGGCGGTGCGCCTCGATGACCGAACAGCCCATGACGTAGGGCCGGTTGCCGTGGAAATACTCCGTTTCCAGCGGGGCCGGGTTGGTCAGTAAATGCGTGTCGCCCAGGGTGTAGAAAATCTCGTCAATGCCATCATCGCCGACCATGACGTAACGGCGCACCCAGACGATGGTGAAATCGTTGATCTCGGAGACCTGATTCATGCGGTCGCCGCGGTTGCCGTCGCGGGTCAGGCGGATCGAGTCGGACTGCTGGTTGGCTGCGGAGGCAATGACGGAATCCTCGGCCTTGATCCACGCCGCTTGGCCCTTGTCGCCTTCCTTCAT